ATCACGGAGGGCTGGAGGTTTAACATCTTACCGGCCTATAGCCGGGCGAGTTTTCCTTCTCGCGGGAGGCGCCTAAGAGGCGGCCTTGATGGCGGCTCCGGATGGAGCGGAGACGCGGATGACTCCCCGGATGAAGCCGGTGGCGAGGTTGACCTTGGTGTCACCGCCAGAGACGGCGGGGACGGACATGGTCCACCTAGGGGTGTCACGGTAGGCGACGCTCGATTTGATGACAGGGTTCATGCGAGTGAGGTCGGCTGGGATGGCGGTGGTGCTGGAGAGCATGACCGGGCCGCCGATGGAAATTTGACGACCTCCGTAGAAGTCCGTCTCTTTCCCATCGGTAGGCGAGAGGGTGGCCGGCGTCCAAACGACGGTGAACATGATGGGCTTGGTGAAGGACGGCGGGCAAGGGGCGAGCGACAGCTCAACTGAGATGAGCTCGGCGTGTCGGTATGGGGCGCACAGAGTGGTCAGTACCGGGGAGGCTGAGAGGTCGCCTGTGTCGTGGTAGGCCGCGGCTCCGGTGAAGTCGGTGATTTTCCACTGGAACGGGAGGTCGATGTAGTGCGTCGGCGCGGTTTCAACCACACGAGGAGGAGCAGGAATAGCAGGCTGGCGATCAAGGCGGTCATCGCGAGCTGGAGCGGGCCCGACTTGCGTGGCATTTTCGGCCATTGAGTCGGGGGACGCGGAGGCAGGCGGAGGCTGGAGAGGCGCCACGGAGTAAGATGGACCGAGGGAGGCTGAACCGAGAGGCAGGAGGCGAAAGGGCGCAGCGAGCGGATTTGGCATGGAAGCTCCTCGGAGCGGCAGGTGGAGAGATTGGAACTGGTGAAGCAATTCACCCTGAAGCTGAGAGACCTCAGGGTCTTCGGGGAGAGAGCGAGGACGGCGAGAGCTGTGGAGGAGCTGGCGACGGTGACTCGAGTTCATGAGGGCGTAAACGGAGTGGGACGCCCATTTCAAGCCTTGGAAAGCCATGGACAGGAGAGATTCGGGAGCCTCACCAAGCCTTAGCATGACTTTGGCTTGCGCTGGGGCGCGTCGGCAGAAGAAGTCGAAACACGCGCTCTGGTAAGGGACGGTCTCGACGGGAAGGATGGTCCAGAAGGCGTCGCCAAGAGAATGGCCCACCGTGAACTCGGTGAGGTAGGCGATGAGCTTGTCGTCGATCGACTCGTCGTCCACGGCGATCATGAGCTTGGCAAAGAGGGCGGGTGGAGACCGCACAGCGCCTGTGAAGCCGACATAGTAGCCGCAAAAGGTGGCGTAGCGACCGCGTTCTTTCTTGAAGGTGAGAGCGAGCATCGGCTCAACGGCGGCCCACTGGTCTCGAACGGGAGGCTCGCTGTCGAGAAGCGAGTCATCGCCGGAGACCATGAGAGGGGTGGAACCAACGGCGTACTCGAGATGCAGCACAGCAATGTTGTAGTCAGTGTTGTCGTCGTATGTGCCAGGTTCACCGGTGAGCCGCATGCAGGTTAATGGGCCGAACTGCGTCGAGACGTTAGTCTTCAGGTAGACGTGCAGATCTATGAGCTCTTGAGGGATCGACAGCCGGGACATCTTGAAACGCTCGAAGACAACAGCTTCGCCGTGCTGAGACTGGTCAAAGGCCGTGTAGTCATTGGCGAGCTTGATGGCGGGGGTCAGGTGCTGCTGGCACCACTCGGCCATCTCAAACGGGGTGTGACCGGCGTGGACGTACAAGTGAGAGGGACGATCGCGCTGGTCGAAAACGCGCTGATACTTCTTTACAGGCCCAAGGAGGAGCACGACGGCGTCGTGCATTAGAGCAAGAGTCTGGCAGGCCTTCCAGGAGCCAAAGAGAGAGCCCTCGTTAACTTTGTGCTGAGTCTTGGCAAAGATGCGAACGGCGGACCAGCGCCAGTCGGGGTCACTCCTATTTGCATTGGCCATGATGGTGGCCTGAGTTTTTGAGGAGAGCTGGGCGAACTCGTTGAGGTTGATGCACTCGGCGTAAAGCACGGGGTCAAACGGTTCGATATCCAGGGGGGAGCGACGGTAGGCGCGGCACCAGGCCTCATATAGAAGACCCCCCAAAATTTCGTCGCGAGCCGAGATGGTGTAGGCAGAGTCATTGTGTCGGAACCGCAGTCTCTTGGCTATGGACGCGGGCAGAAGCGTGGGGTCATGCTTGGAGTTGTGCACTGGCGCGAGAAGACTCGATGGCTGGGCGCTGATTTCGAACGGCTTGTTGAGGTGGGGAAATTGATTTGAGAGCTCGCCGCGAAATCGGATTTCCTGGCTTTCAGCATCGGTGGGAGGCAAGAAGAGAGCGGCCAGTTGCTCGAAGCTTTCGCCGGGGTAGACTGGCTCTATCGCGCAGGCCGAGTGGTCGGGCTTGAGAGGATGGTCAGCCACTTGATGTCGGGCGGAAGGGACGTCAAAGTGGAGCGGACGACGCGACTCCGGCAGGAAGTGGGTGCTGACTTGCGGGGCGTTGGATGAGCCATCACCGAGGAAGGGGGCGGAAAGATCGGCTATGACGTCGCCCTGAAAGTCAGGACGCATTGGCGGGGTCTCTCCTGGGCGGAGAGGAGGGGCTGAGCCGTAGCCGGCGCCACGGAGGAGCACGGACCGAAAGTGGGTGGGGACTCCACGAAAGGGCAGCGAGGCAACAGCGCACTGAAGAGGGATCGAACCGAGATGGGGTGATTCATGAGGACTGCGGAGAAGAGCAGGTTGGAGGATGAGGTGCCGTCGGCCACGGAGGGATCGCCGGTGAAGACTAGGCCGGCTCGGGATCGGGTGATGGCGACGAGAGAATGCTGGTGAGAGAGACGGCGGGCATGATTATCGAGGTGGATATGAACGGGGCCGTTGACGGTGGATCCTTGACTGCTGGCAATGGTGATGGCCTGGTACCCGCAATCGACAAGGCTTTTCGCTGAGGTCATGGCTGAGATGAGGATCTTGCCGTTGAGCGGGAACTGGCTGGAATGCCTAGCGTAGCCGGAGACCTTTGAAGTGGAAGGGACCCCGAGAATGGTGGCGACGTACTGTGGGATGCGACGGCTCCAGAAGCAGTAGAAGTCGATGTAAGGGCGGAGATAAACGTGCTCTGGAGAAAGCCGAGCGTTGGACGAGCTGGGGTGAGTCGAGTGATACTCGCCTTGGATGGGGTCGCCAAGGAGAATCACGAACTGAATAGAGGCGTCGGCGTGAATGGCGAGGTCGAGGTAGCCACGCGGCATCTTGTAAACCTCGTCAATAACGAGGGTGCGCGCTGACTTGAGCAATGAGGACTCCCAGGTGCCGAAACGCCACTTGTCCTGGTCCCGAGGCTCCATGAGGCCTTTCCACTCGTCTCTCAGCTCGGTCGTGGGGACGGCGAGTTTGAACGTGCGGAAGGCAGGGGTCTTCAGGAGTTGGGCGACGGGCCAGGATTTCCCGCAACCGGCGAAGCCTGCAATGTGGATCAGCCTGACGACACGGGGCGCAGCGATGTCGAGACAAGAATCGAGCATGAGGAAGCGTTCGCGGGCGCTCTTGGGGTCAAGTGGGTTCGCCTGAGCCATAACCCCATCAAAGCCGTTCTTCATGTTGGAGATGAGGTTTTTGGCTCGCTTGACGCTAGTGCGATGAATGTGGACGTCGCGAAAAGGGAGGACGGTGCGATCGGAGGCGACGAAGCGCTTGCAGGACTCGGCGAGATCAGCGCCAGGGATGGTGGAGGCGCCGACGAGAGCCGGAAGACTGTAATCATCGGCGACGAGCTCGAAATGCCCTG